CTCCTTACTTATTAAACTATTTATATTTTAACTATATTAAAAATCGCCATCTTCGATATCGTCTTCTGCATCATCTGCATCTTCGTTATCTTGCTCGATTTCGTCTCTCATTCTCTCGATTTCATCTTCGTTCATCATGAGAACATTCTTTCTTACCCATTCTGCTGAGTAGTACTTACCAACATAGTCGTCAATGTCTCGGAGAAGATTTAATCTTTCTCTCAAGACTTCACTTTCTTTCAACTCTTCAAAGTAGTTGTCCTGCATGAAATCATATCTGATAGAGGCTTGAATCTCGCCCCACTCTTCAGGTCTTATGATTCCCTTGAGTACCAACTGCTTCTCAAGAATTTTATCAAACAGTGTAGAGAATCTCGATCTCAGTCTGCTGATAAACTTACTAAACTTAATCTCATCTCTAGATATCTCTGTTGCTCTACCTAGTGAGAATCCACTGTCTGATTCCATACGAGAGATAGGTACATTCAGAGCCTTAAACAATCTCTTCTGGAAATATAATACATCATCTAGTTCTCCTAGATTCTGACCACCAGGCAATGTAGTGATCTCTGTACCCTTTCCACCTTCTCTTCGTGGCAACCAAAAATCGTCTGTCATACTCATGTGTCTACGATCATCTTTGACATCACCAGTATTTGCATCATACACTAAACGATTCTTGTGCTTAGTCATCATATCTCGTAGATATTGCTCTGCTTTCATTTTAGGCAGATTACCTACATCGATATAGAAAATTCTTCTTTCAGGCGCTCTAGATATTCTGTAAATAACTACAGCATCTTCCATCATTCTCAACTGATTCAGGGGCTTGTATGCTTTCTGCAAGTGAGATACAACTAATGTGTTATTCTCGTTAAGCAAACCTGAATTAGCATTTACAATTGAGTCTTTAGCAATCTTCAAGCCTTGAATATCATTATTGCCCGTTTGAGCCTGAATGTTACTCGTTGTTGCTAAGAAGCCTTTCTCACTATAAATGTAATACTCGTTCTTAATCTCTTTTGTTAGGAATTTGCCACTGGCTCCATTACTGCCAGTCTTCTTATCTTCAAACTCTCTAACTTTACGAATCTTTCTTGGATCGATATAACGCAACTCTTGAATACCTTTTCGAGGTTGCTTAACATCAATCATAACATGATAGTTGATTCTTCCGTCAACATACCACTTTTGGAAAGTGTCGTAACCAGTAGAAGAAAAGTCTAACAACTTCAATACAGTGTCAAACTCTTCTCTGATTTTCTTTTTGATGTTGTCGGGTTGATCGACTTCATCAGTAACGCATTCCACAACTTTTTGGTCTGGCGATATAGTTACCGCCTCATTCACGATGTCGTCTATTGCTTGTGAAACTTCTGGTTGTTGCAACATCGATCTATATTTCTGTACAAGTTCTGCTTCAGACTTTGCACTTCCGCTAAGGTCAAGAAAACTGCTTGCCGCAGTTCCAGTTGCCGCAATATCAATCGATCCCTCTTCGGCGCCTGGTTGAATAAAAGACGGAATATTATCCGACTTCTTCTCACCTTTGCGTTTTATTTCAAACCCAAATAGTTCAGCCATAGTTTATCCTCTAATTATTGGGGGAGAGAAGTCCCTCCCCCTAAATTATCGTTATCAATTATACATTAGTTCCGCCATCACCAGTGTTGCCGCCAGCGACATTCCACCAATCATATGCGAAAGTTACTTCAAATGTTTCGATTTCATCAACTGTGTTCCAATCCATAGTAATAGCACTAATGTTGGTTGGGAACAAGCCATTAAAGTTATAAGTTCTTAATGGTGAACCAGTTTTACCAAACTGAGTAATCTGTGCTTGGTTTTTATAGTCACCGCCAGCAGTAACATTGCCTTCGTGAGAGTTGATTGCCGCCATCCATGTTTCCATAGCGTTACGAATCAAGAAGTCTTCATCGTTGATGATTGTGACAGTCCACTCAGCGAAAGTTCTATCGCCTGCGATTTTTACCTTACGACCAAAATACGGAACTTCGATTGTTCCAATTGTAGCTTCAGGAATCTGTGCCGCCTGTACCATAAATGGTGTTTTAAGATCCCCTGCTCCGTCGATAGGATTTGTAATCGCTACCTGAAACAGGGATGCTTTAGCACCCCCAAAGGTCAGTTGGCTTTTGATTTCATTTATATTGAAAGCCATTTTTTATTTCTCCTTTCTTTTAATATATTTATTA